CATAAATAAAAAATTTACAATTATTCACAATATTAGCTCCACTTTGTCTTGTCTGCCCAAAAAGCTGCTGACATTTTGCCTTTTGCAATATTTTTTGCGTGTCTAGCCTTAAAACTCTTGCGTTTTGCCTTATCTGCGTCTGATTCGCCCTTTCTTGGCGGTTTTGTAGCTGCTCCCTGCATACCAAACCTGATGAGCTTGATCTTATCGCCTTCTTTTGCCAAAACTACATGACTTTTTGTTGGGTGTGATGGGGTTCTTTTTGGTTTGTTAAAACCAGCTAATCCAAATCTTTTGAGTCTAGGATCACTCATTTACCTTTCCTCTTCATTGCCATATTGTGTGCTTCAGTAAATGATACCCCTTCTCTCATCTTACGTTTCATATATTCCATGTGAGCCTTTGTGTGACCATGAGCTTTCTGGTGCTTTGCAAGTGTGTTCTTTTGTCTGGTAGTCAGTCTCACTTCTTTTTCCTCAACAAATCAGCATCTGCTTTTCTTGCTCCACCTTTTCCAGAGATAAAACTATTGACCCTGCCCATAGCCCACGCACCCATAGGAACATTTCTTGATCCACTAGACAAGTAAGCACCTTGCCCACGCCTATAAACGGCTGCAAGCTGACGATATGTGAATCTGGATTTCTCTGCCTTTGCCCTAAGACTTTTTTCTACGGCGGCGGACAGTGGTTTTCTTTTTGGAGCCATCTTGTTTTGTGCGTGATTTGGATACTGCTTTTATATCAATAAATTCACCTCTTTTGTATGCCTCTGCTGTACGTTTTATTTCTGCCGCTTTTGCACTTTTATTCTTGGCTCCGCTGAGATACTTCTTAGCAACGCCTGTTTTTTTGTCTTTTGCAACTCTTTTAAAACGTCTGCGAACCATCAGTCTTTTTCTTTCTTAGGTTTTGCCTTTTTTGCTTTTGGCTTTTCTGCCTTGTATTCATTTAGTTTTTCAAAAAATCCTTTGGCCATTATTTTTTGCCTCCTTTCTTAACTTTTTTTTTCTTTGTTCCTTTAGGCTTCATTGATCCATAGTGTGAAGGCATAACAATAAAAGTAGCTGACTTTATATTACTTCCTTTTGCGTTTTTTAGCTGTCTTTTTTTTGCCAGCGGTAGATAGTGCTATAGCCTGAGCTTGCTTTAAACTGCGGCCTTCTCTCATCAAAAGCCTGATGTTGGCAGAGATAGACTTCTGTGACTTTCCTTTTTTAAGTGGCATTAGTTATCAAAGTATTTATCCATTAAATCAATATCCTCAATAGAAAGACAGTCAACATACAATCCTTCAACAATTTGTTCATATTTCTTTCTATCATCACCCCTTGTCTTTTTCATTGCATTTGCAATACGTCTTGGAACAGTTCTGTTTTCTGGGAACTGCTTTGAAAGTTCAAGTGCTTCAGTTGGTGTCATTTGGCCTCCAGTGCAAAAGTGATAGTTTCATCTACCCACGCATATAAGCGTGGTGCTTTTTCTTTCAGTCCTTCTGGGTTAAAAATATATTGAGTGAAAGCTTCAGCAAATTGTTCTCTGGGGTTCTTTCTACTATATTCAGTCACATATTTCATGCCCTTCATCTTGCTGAACTTGTTGCCAAGCGGCTTTGTCCCCGCTTCAAAGTGTACTTGATGACCCATTTCATGCACAAATGTGGAAAACCAGTCATATTCTTGTGGCATAGGGTGTGAGTTTGACCAGATCTCTCTAGCTCTATATCTTTCCATACCTTCAAGAGTTGGGATTCTTGCATTATTTTCAAGAGTATCGGCTGCACTTTTTTTTATTTTTTTGGCAAGACTAGCATTAATTCTCTTTGCTCCGTCCCGCAACCTTGTATGGACAATGGCCGAACTGAGATTGGTAAAGCCGTTTGAGTTACCAGTAGCATTTTTAAGGTAACTCTTGGAAACTAACTTTATAAATCTTTCATCAGTAATGGGTAATCCTTGTTTTGCCTGTTGTATGCCTGTTTTGATTGCAATATCATTTCGAGGCCAATAAAGATACATTTCGTCCATATATTGTGAACTAGGAAGTTCTCTAAATCTGTCGAAGCGTTTGACAGTAGTTTTATATTGATCTTCAAAAATTTCTAAGTTTTTACCAGTAAGAAACTTGCTTTGTAGCTTATTAAAAGGCTTTGTAGCCTCATGTTTCATATTGAAGTGATTAAGAACTTTGTTCTTTTTCATAAATTTACGCATTTTTTTGATATTTTTACCTGTTTCGCCTTTTAGATTCTCCATACTGTCTAAACTTTCCTCAATAAACTGCTGAGAGTTCTTTGCAAGTTTGTTTTCAGCAAGCCACTTATCAAAACCATCTGTTGATAATACAGGTGAAGTCTTTATTGTAGGTGTTGGGGTTGTTAACTCAGGTGGAGTTACTGATGGAGCTACGGCAGTGACAGCTTGAACCACTGGCTTAATAGCACTAGGCTTACCATATAACCTTTCCAAATCCTTAAGACTACGCTTTGTTCCGTCATTGCGGATCATTTTTCTCAAAGCCTTTTGTCCAGATCCCTCCTTTCCAGCTAATCTTTTGAAATAATTTACTTTGCCTTGATTGCCAAGAGTCTTAATTTGTAACTCTTTGTCCTGATTTAGTAGCCAGTCTCCGTATGCTGTTCCTTGCGGAACTCTGCCTGTAGCTGATGGTCTGGAAACAAGCTGTGTTGTTGGCGGCTTTTCAAGGCTAGGATATTTCTTTTGTAAACCATCAAAGTCCACAACAGGGACAGTAGTAGATCGACAATTAAAGTGTTGCGGTGGTGTTGGGCCATTATTGTACTCAAATGTTTGTCCATCAAGTCGCTGACAAATAGCACTTGTTCGAGAGTCCAGCGTTGCAACATATTCATATTTTGGGGCAACCTTTTTATTTGCTGCATAAACAGCCTGTGATGCTTGATTTGTTACCTGATTAACAGATGTTCTAACAATAGTCTGAATCTGATGATTAGCCAGTTTTGTTAATTCACCACCAGCCTGAGCCATTTGCCTGACACTAGCTTTCTGTAAATCATCAAAATCAAGTCTGCCAACTAATCTTCTACTGATCTGCTGAAGTGTTTCACCAGCAAACACTCCTGACCTGACTGCCAAATCTAATCTTTCTGCTGAGGACTCAGCTATACCCCTAAATGCTTTTTGTACTGTTTGTCCATTTGGGAGCTTGATTGTTGATCCCTGTAAAGATGTAAGGCTAAATTTACCAGATCCAAACTTAACAAAATCATCTTCTGTAAACTTTTTGCTAGTGAATATATTGACTTTTGATGGATCAGTCATAATAACTGAATCTGCATAATCCTTGCTGATAGCAACACTATTTATAGGAACATCACCAGATGCTGTAATGTTTTTGAGTTCATTGACAACAAAATCTCTCTGTAGTTCCACCACTCCCTGCAACTCATCTTTCATATCAAGGGCTGATCTAGCCCACCATGTATTCAAGCTATCACTTGATTGTTTAATTATGGCCCTAAGTCTTTTTCTGGTAACAGGTGCAATTATTCTTGTGCCGCCTTTTGCTATCTCTGCGACCTGTCTTTGATCTATAGACCTAAGTTGTTTTGCTGCATTAAGGATTATTTCGTTGTAAGTAATAACATATTTTTCTGCAACAGCGTATGAATATCTATTGAGATCGATAATTTCTCTATAGAAAATTTCTGGAGTGGACATTTATCATTCGTCCTCTGTGTCCGCTGGCTCCTCCGCTGGGGCTGGTGGTTCCTCCCTTTCTGTCAATCCTCCATTCTGCGTTATTTCAATCTCATCTTCAACGTCAAAGTCATCACCAAGAATCTCTCCAGCAGATAGTTGATTCAATAGTGTCTCCTGACTGATAGTACCAGAGGTAAACAATGCAAGTAGTGACTGGATCTCTTGTGGCTCTAGTCTTGTAGATACAAAGTCTCTGTTTACAAAGCTGCTTCCAGCATTAGGTTCATTGAGGTATTCGCTATGAAACTTGAGGCAGTTATCAATCAAGTCTTGCATCTGCTGGGCAACAACCATCATTGTGCTGTCATTCTGCGATCTATCTATTCTCTTGGCCTCTGCTGTCTCTCCTACTAACTTCTGCCCAAGAACTGCGGCCAGCGATAGTGTATTGATCTGCTCTTTAATATCATCAAGCCTTTTGAACTGGCTGTCATAGCTGTCTCCTGATGGGCTGATATATTCCATGCGTGATTCAGGTGGCAGTGATAGTGCCTCACTAGGGCCTGTTGTTATTTCATCTGCGTTTGGATAGCCAAAGACTGCAAGCAATGGAACAGAACTGATGTGCAATATGTTGTCCAAGTCAGACTGAATCTGATAATGCTTGAGGTTTAGCTCTGCAATGTCATACAAAGGACTGCGACTTTCATAGAATCCAACTCTGTTTGAATAAGCTACTGCAAAAGGAATCTTGTCTTTAAGGCTCATTTCACCCTCTTCAAATAATTTATATTCGCCCTTTTTGTCATCTTTTCTATGGATCTCATATCTGCCACGTTCTAACACTCTGACCTGTGTTATGTTCTTCTCACCATAGGCTCCGTCTGGCTCAACAACCTTTTCCAACAAACGCACCTGTGTGAGTACCCTTGCACCATCTATGATCTCAGTCCTCCAGCCTAATATATCTGATGGCTTATATGTCACCCAGTATGGCCTTGCTCTTTCGCCTTCTTTTGGTGCATCTACAAGCACACCACAATGTCCAAACGATATGACTGTTCTTGCTGTCTGATAAAGCCAGATGTTTAAGTCATTGCCTTCAAGGTCTACGTCAAATAGCTGTTCTCTCACTAGATCAGATACATCATCAAGTCTAACTGGCTTTCTAACTAGCATACCTGACAGCATTTTTTCGATTCTCTGGAGATATGGCACTACTGTTGACCTTGCAAGTCTGCGGTCATAGCTGTCATCTACTTCTCTTTCTAGCTGTGGCAAGTATTTCCTATGTTCTGATCTAATCTTGTATGTGCCTTCCTTTAAATCTGCTATCAAATCCCAGAACTGAGCCATGCGTTGATAGGCCGCATTTGGACTGACAACTGTTGTAGGAGCTACTGTTACAGGCTGGTTGTAAATATTTAGTGAGCTATACACAGTTTTGCCTCAATAATACCATGATCTTAATATATTCTAATCCCTGTAGGTTTGCCCGACCTTG